TCTGCCTGTAATGCATGGTGACTTCGATGAGGTCTGTGATTTCATCTACAACAACCCTGATGATGCCAATATCGGATGGGTCATTGACGATGCCTACACGGCCCTGTTGGACCAAGGGGATGCTGACGCTACCCGTAGGTTCCAGAAGATGCTCAAGCTGAAGATGGTCCACGGTAAGGGTTACTTCTTCTTTGTCGATAAGGCAAACCGTAACCGTCCTGAGATGTACAAGCAACATGGCCTGACCATCAACAACAGCAACCTGTGCAGCGAGATCATGCTCTTTAATGACGCTGATCACACCTTCACCTGTGTGCTGTCTTCGATGAACGTAGCCAAGTATGCCGAGTGGAAGGATACCGAGGCTGTCTACTGGGCCACATGGTTCCTTGACTGTATCGCTGAGGAGTTCCTCGAGAAAGCCAGAGCTACCCCTGGTCTCGAGGGTGCCGTACGGTTCACCGAGAAAGGCCGTGCTCTTGGCTTGGGTCAGTGTGGTTTCCATACGTACCTGCAGCAGAACATGATTGCCTTCGAGGGCTTTGAGGCCCACATGAAGAACCTCGAGATTGCCAAACATATCGATGAAGAGAGCCTCAGGGCCTCCAAGGATATGGCTGGTGTTCTAGGGGAACCTGAGTGGTGCAAGGGCTTTGGTGTCCGCAACACACACCGTATCGCCATCGCTCCCACAAAGAGCACGGCAAACCTGATGGGTGGAGTGTCTGAGGGTATCAACCCTGACCCTGCATTCGTCTATACGGCTAGTGGCGCTGCTGGTGAGATGGATCGTATTAATCCGATTCTCCTCCAGTTGATGAAGGACCGTGGGGTCTATACGAAAGCTGTGGTGTCTGATCTTGCCGATAAGCAAGGGTCTGTCCAGCATGTGGACTGGCTCAGTGACCATGAGAAGGCTGTCTTCAAGACCGCATTCGAAATCAACATGGATGCTGTGCTGAGACTAGCGGCAACCCGAGGGAAGTATGTGGACCAGTGGCAATCAGTGAATCTGTTCTTCGCAGCCGATGAGGACGAAGGGTATATCGCTGAGATCCACCAGAAAGCATTCCTTGATCCGAGCATCCTTGCTCTTTATTACATCTACACCCAAGCGGGCGTTCAGGCTGCCAAGGGTGAGTGTGAAGCTTGTCAGTAACAGAGTTAGCCCTTGAGGCAAATATCCGGTGACCAGAGCCTAGACTTGTGCCCTGAGACAACCCGGCAATTCAGGTGGGAAGCCTGATCCTAACTAATTACAGGCGAGGCCGTCCTGTGTCCCTAGTTCGTAAGGCTAAGGGTCGTGAGGCCAATAGCGTCTCTTGTGTAGTGGTAGCACGCGCCCCCGCAAAGGGTAACTAAGCTGCGGCTTGAAACCGTGGTGAAGAGGTGAGGGTTCGATTCCCTCGAGACCTAATGAGTAGTACTTTTACCCGAAATCCTAGATGCAACGTCTAGGTCTCAGTCAATCTCAACGCGAGGGATTCTGAGGGTAACCTTTCGGAGAACCTTCTTGGTCTCTCTCCTCTCTCTCTCCCAAGAGGGCCCAAAAGGTTACCCTCAGAACACTTCGATTGCACGTCACCTGTCGTCTAGCGGAAAGACAACCACCTCGGGTGGACTAAAGACCCTCGGTTCGACTCCGAGGCAGGGTGCTTCTGTTTCCCCTACAGAGCTATTTCAGCCTCTGTGATCCCTCTAGGCTACGCTGGTCCCTCCAGATCCTCGGAGCCCCTAAAAGGCCCCTGTAGAGCACCTAGAATCCCTATTCCCACATAAGCAAAAGCCCCTAGGTTTCCCTAGAGGCTCAAGGTTCGAAGACAGTGGTCAGGCTACTTTGGAACACGGACCACCCTAATGTTCCCAGGGAGATGAATCTCTACCTGTCCCTGCATCGCCCTTGCAAGCTCCTCAGCCAGTGCTTTGGTTAGCTCATGGATGAGTGTAGGTGTCGGATTGACGGCCCGTGAGTAAGCCTCGAGGGCTTTGGTCACTTGGTGCACTGAGGGACGCATTCAGCTTCCTCTACTAATAACGGTGTGAATTGACCATCAGCGTAGTGAGCCGATTGGGCCCCAGTGGATTCCCGAAGGTCCTGAAGGGCTGCAACGATTTCCTCAAGAGTCATCAGAAGCCCCATCACAGGCTCCCTCGCTGTTGTTGGTTCACCTGATCTCTGACGGCCCTATGGATAAACACCTTGGGAGCAGGGGCAGCCACAGCGGCTCTTACTGTATCCACGAGGAACCCGAGGATTACTGCGAGTCCTACGCACGCTAATAAGCAGACCAAGGATGCCGCGAAGATGCTGAGGGAATCGAACATCGTTATAACCTATATTGTTGTGTGTTGTACAGTTGATACGAAGGATGCTTGGTTTCCTCAAAGCCTTCTATAAGTCGCTGGTGAATCTACGCATGTTCAGTAATAACATTTGGTTTCTCCAGGGTATCTGTTGGTTTCTTCGGGTTCGTTGCTGCTATGGGATTAACTATAGCGAACTGTACAGTGTTGTGCAAGTGTTATTTGAGGATTATCTCGCTTTCTTCATGGATGTTATTCTTGATTAGCCTGCCGAAATATTACTAATCCGCTTGTATCCCATACGCTGGAGCTTCGTATACGCTTCCTGGGGTGTGGAAGCGCGGACAGTTACTGTTTGTGTTCCTGTGTGTCCTATGCCCACATTGGCTACATACTCACGGTATCGGTTCATTCGCCACACTCCGCATAATACAGATCGTACGCCTCAGAGTAAGAACACTCCTCACACTCCATGATGACTTCAATCATACGTTCCCGGTCATCGTTAGTAGGCTCATAGCGCATATCGTCCATCATTATGTTTCCCCTGGTTATCTCTGCGTACTCTGTTTTGTTGGGTGTGGTCAGCACGCGGTATGACTTAGGTGGCAAGAGGCGGTCACCTGTTTCCAGTGCGATCCGCGCTAAGGTAACGTCCCAATGACGAACCCCTTACTCCACTTTCTCGTGTTCCTTGCGGCTTACTGCTGACCACGGAATCACTATAGCAACCTGTACAAAGCTGTGCAAGTGTTTTCTTTGGGAACCTCGAAGATTCTTTGCTGGTCTGCGCACACTCGAGGTGTACTTCAGGGGATCTGGGGGTTGTCAAGGGTTATCTATAGGTTCGCGTGCCTTCTTAAGAGACACAAGTCCCTTCCCTGACAAAAGGTCATATCGTGAATGTCCGATACAGCCCCCTCGGATACCTGTAGTAGACACACAGACTCGCACGCACCCTCAGGCTCCCAGGCGAATGCCTATGCCATACGGTAGCCAATGCCTCCAGGATTCCCCTCGGATTCTCTACATTAGATACCTTATCTAGTGTATCTCCTTTGTTATCAAGGACTTAGCTCGGGCTCTGCTCGTGCCCCTGTCCCTGGCGTGCCCTCAGGGGCTATCAATGTACCCCCCGTGACCCTCTAGGAATCACTTCAAAAAGAATGCCTAAAGGCTTTCGTTGTTGTTGTTGTTCAACCTTGTGAGTGAGTGAAGCTCCTCCAGAGATTTCCCTAGGAAAACCTCAAGAATTTCCCCAAGGTACCCCCTAGTACCCCCGGTACCCCTCTGTCTCCTTTACGCCACACTTTCATCCCACATTCTGACCATAGTGCCCCCGCCCCATGGGTACCCCTATGGTCCCAAAGAGACCTGTCCCTGTTTCCTCTGGGATCTCGAAGTACCCTAAGGTACCCCTTGAGTTGTACAAGTTTCCCTATAGTAACGACCATTATTGATAAACATTAATACCAATAATGAACTATAGGGGGTAAGGGGGTTCCTTAAGGTTCTTTAAGAACTATGGTTTATCTAAAGTCCCTATAGAGTTTGTATAGGTTATTAATAATGGTCTTCTCTATAGAGAAACCAAAGGTACCCCAAGGGTATCCCCAAGTTACCCAAAGATACTAATGGCTCTCGAAACAGCTACCTATATTAATGGTCTCGTCCCTGCTAATCCTTTGGGATCAGATGCCATTGCTTATGCCGATGATCACCTCCGGCTTATTAAGTCCACCCTGAAGGCAACCTTCCCGAATATCACGGGGCCTGTAACTCTGAATCAGGCTCAGGTTAATAGCGCGATGCCTATGGGCGGAATCATTATGTGGAATGGTGCCACTATCCCGGCAGGGTGGGCACTGTGTAATGGTCAAACCGTAGCCCGCTCTGATGGTGGCGGAAACATTACTACCCCCGACCTTCGGGACCGCTTCATCGTAGGTGCTGGTAATAGTTATGCCCTAGGGAACCTCGGGGGTGCCGCAGTGTATTCCCTCACTGTTGGTCAACTCCCTGCGCATAACCACGATGGCTGGACTGATGTTCAGGGAACCCACCAACACAATGGCGCAACTACCTCGGTAGGGGATCACACCCACGGTCTCCAGAACCTTGGCTCCGTCCAAGCTGGTGGGGATAACGGTGGTGCCAATGTCTCGGTCTCTACCGGGTACTCCTCGGGACGCTTCCAGGCTCCCACGGCTGCTGCTGGGGGTCACTTCCACACGTTCACCACAGATGCCCAAGGGGCCCACCAGCACGCCATTGGGATTGGTACACGTGGTAATGGGGACCTCATTGAGAACCGTCCTCCGTTCGCTGCCCTCTACTACATCATGAAGGTCTAAGCTCAGATGCCTATTGAATCTGCAAACTACATCTCGCAGCTTGACCCCGCGAACCCCCTCAGTACCGATTCGGTCTCCCAGGCCGATGACCATATCCGCACTATCAAGCTGGCCCTCAAGAACACCTTTCCGAACCTCGACGCCCCTGTGTCCCTCACGGCTGCCCAGTTGAGCTACCCGGTTCCCAAGGGTGTGATCGTCCTGTGGTCTGGTGCCATTGTGGACATCCCGCTTGGCTATGCCCTCTGTGATGGTACCAATGGAACCCCCAACCTCCGTGACAAGTTCGTGGTGGGCGCAGGGACTACCTACGCGGTGGCTGCCACTGGTGGGTCTGTCAATACGGCTATGGCGGGCTCCCATACCCACACGGTCAATGGAGCTACCGCAGGGGCCCCAGGGGTTACCACGGGTTCCGTTCAGGCTGGCACAGGGGCCACGGTCGTCACGGCTGTAGCTGCTCCCGCTAATCACACCCACACGGCAAACCTAGTTGGGGACCATCAGCACGCCTCGCTGCCCCCGTACTTGGCTCTGGCCTACATCATGAAGACGTAATCAATGCCGACTCTCCCGCTTCGCAAGTTGGGGGGCGTGGGGGTCATCACTGATGCCAACCCGTACGACCTCCCGCCTAACGCTTTCTCTGCTGCCAACAACGTCATCTTTGATGAGGACCGGATTACTCGGGCCCCCGTGTTCAAGCAGCTATTCAATCCCATCCGGTCTGCGCTGACCTATGACGCAGCCCCCGGAACCTTCGATGCCAACACGAACCCGTATGACTCAGCCCAAGGTGGTACTTCTGCGCTTGCTCGTTTCGTTAGCTCTTATGCTGACGCCCAAGTTGGAGAGGCTGTCTTCGTCTGTGAAAGAGACGGTACCGTTCGTGCGTATCCTAGCAACGTCCTAACGTTCCTCACGCCCACCTCAGGAACCATCACCAACGATAACCCGTGGTCTCATGCGCAGGTCGGGGGGATTTCCTTCCTGGCTCGCAAGGGTATGCGCCCGTACGTGCGGAACATTCCGAACAATGACCCCGCGTACTCTCAGATTGCAGGGGACTGGGTAGCCACGGATACCGCTGCTGTGGTCCGTCCGTTCCTCGATTACGCAATCATGATGAACGTCGAGAAGAACGGGGTGAAGTACCCCACGATGTTCAAGTGGTGTAACCCCATACAGTACGGGGCTGCCCTCAGCACGATCAATTGGGACCCTTCGAACCCTGCCTATGTGGCTGGTGAGAACGTCCTCTCTGAGATGCGCTCCCCTATCCGTGATGGTCTCGTGCTCGGGAACTCCTTCATCGTCTACAACCAATCACAGTTGTGGATCGTGGACTACCGTGGGGACTCCGCAGTCTTCGGGTTCCGTAGGCTCCCCTTCGAGGGTGGCATCATCAACACGAACTGTGTGGTCGAGGTCGAGGGTCAGCACTTCGTCTTTGGTGAAAATGACATCTACCTCCACGATGGCATCTCCAAGAAGTCAGTGGCTGATGGTCGTGTCCGTCGCACCATCTACAACACCCTTGATCGAACCCGGCAGACCTCCTGCTTCGTGGTCCACGACTCCGTTGCGAACCTGATCCACTTCTGCTACCCCACGCTACAGGATGAGGCTGCCTTCGTTAAGGCTGACTTCTGTAACCAAGCAGCAATCTACAACTACAAGACGGATACATGGTCCTTCATGGACCTCCCGAATGTGGTTGGTGGTGCAGAGGCCAATGCGTCCCTGGTGGCGAACTCCTTCCCGGATGTCACCGATACCTACGAACTCTACAACACGAGCTACACGAGCTTCATTGGTACTACGCCGAAGATGCCCATCATGCTCTCCGTTGCGGATCAGGACGCAGGGATCACGGATACCCGAGTGTTCGCTGTGGATCTCCCCACGGCTGGCCTTGTGAACCTCCCGGCACACCGAGAGACCCTAAAGACAGCCTATGTGGAACGCACAGGGTTGGACATGGATAACTCGGGGCTTCCTACGAGTCTCCGAGGCTACAAGTTGATTCAGAGCTTGGTGCCCCAGTGTTCCTTCGAGGACTCCACGGGTGTCTTCACGTTCCAAGTGGGCTCCTCGGATCTCCCCACGCAGACGGCAGCCTACCGCTCGAGTCAGACCTACAGCCCCGCTGAGGACTACAAACTTGACATGATGGTTGCTGGTCGATACCTCGCTTACAAGGTGAGTACCGATTCGATCTCCAATTTCCAGTTCTCCGGTATGGACTTCGATGTCAAGGCACTGAGCAGACGATAGAGACGCTGATGATCTACACCTTCCCCCTTCAAAAATACGTACGCGCAGATGTCCCACAAAACCCTCAGTCACAGGTCCTCTATCTCACCGAGGAACTGAAGAAACTGGAACGGACACTTGCAACCATCACTGCTGCCCTTGAGCAGATTGGCGTACACGTCCCTTAAACCTAGAGAGTAATACCCAATGATCAGCTTCCAAGTTGAGAGGTGGGGAGATGTCGTAGATGAAATGAGGCCCCTATGGAGCCTTCATTGGTCTGAGGTCTCCACGGACCACGACGTAGTCCCCCTCCAAATCAACGAGCCCGTCTACCGCGCCCACGACTCCGCAGGAACCCTCCTGCTTGTAACCATGCGAGTAGATGGGAAGCTGGTTGGGTACCACACGACCTTTCTTGCCCCACACCTCCACTCTGCCTCCACCTTGTACGGCTTCACCGATCTCTACTTCATCCTCCCGGAATGGCGTCGAGGGTGGTTGCCGGTGAAACTGTTCCGCTATGTCGAAGATCGCCTTCGAGAAGCTGGAGTGGTCAAGGTAACGACAGCGACAGAGGAAGTGTTGGAGCGGGGGGCCATCTTCCGTCGTCTCAAGTACAAAAAGACTGAGACGGTCTATACCAAGGTTCTCTAATGTTTAAATCCATTCTCCGATTGGTCGCCCCTGCCCTCGGGTTGCGGCTCGGGGTAGAAGCCATCGGCGGCATCGGTGCAGCCCTCGGTGCTGCGAGCAGTATCTTTGGGGACGATAGTTCCGCACAGAACGCCCAAGCACAACAGGCTAACGTCAACTCCCCGTGGTCCAAGGCTCAACCGTACATCCTCGATGCTTACGATCAGGCCAAGACGAATCTTAATAACAACCTCACGGGCGCCTATAGCGGCCCCCGCACGGCAGGGTTGAACGGGTACCAGACCAACGGTGCCACTAACACGGGTGATTGGGCCTCCACATACGGCTCACAGATCCCAACCCAGTTGCTCAACGGTGGGACCTCGATGATGGGTGCTGGTGCCAACTTTGGTTCCAACGCTCAGAACATCATCAACAAGGCCGGTACCGACCAGACACAGAACTTCCTGTCCCAAGCTAACCAGTACGCCAACAACCCGTACGTGGATGGTCTGATCGATGCAAACTCCCGAGACATCACGCGGAACCTCAACGAGAACCAACTTCCCTCGCTGAATCTTGCGGCAGCGGGTACCGGCAACACGAACTCGACGCGTACTGGGGTCTCCCAGGCTATCGCAGAGCGTGGTGCGTCTGATCGATTGGCTGACGTATCGAACAATATCCGTAGCTCGTTCTTCAACAACGGGCTCAACATGGCGCAGAACCAGTACAACACTCAACAGTCTCTCGCCAGCAACACCAACCAACAACTCGGTCAGGCATACCAACTCGGTACAGGCTCTCTCACGGCTGCCCAACAGGCAAACGGCAACAACTTCGACCAGACCCAAGCGGCTGGCGGGGTGTTCCAAGGCCAACAGCAGAAGGAATACGACGCTGCGAAGGCTGCCTACGGCGAAGGCCAGAACACCAACCTCGATCTCCTCTCGAAATACATGGGGATCATCAACGGCAGTTATGGCGGTCAAGGCGTTGGTGGCACGGTGTCTTCCCCGATCTCCTCTGGTATCCAAGGTGCCCTTGGAGGTGCTCAGGCTGGCGTGGGTCTCTACGGGAAACTCGGTGGCTACAACACGTCTACCCCGATGTCTGGTCTGGAAGGTGGCTACAACAACGTAACAGGCGCGGGCGCATTCGACAGCGTTGACGCATACGGTTAAGGAAAAACTATGGCGTACAACCCCCAGGATTACTACTCGCTCATCGCGCAAGCTATGGGTGGTACGAACCCTAACGTAGCCCCTGTCAACGCGGGGGATCAGGCTGAAGGTGAGCAGGTTCCCGCGTACATCCTCGAGGCCCTCAAAGCCCAACAGGCCCAACAGCAACCGGCTCCCGACACTCCGCTTGGTCAAGCGATGGTTCCTCAGGCTCCCGATACGCCTTTGGGGCAAGCAATGGGTCCCCAAGGTGCTCCGCAGCAACCCCAAGCCCCTCAGCAACAGCCTGGATTCCTCGACCGTCTCAATGGTCGTGGGGACTCAGCATCGATTTATGACGGCCTGATCAATGGTGGCGCTGCAATGCTCGGTGCCAAGAACCTCAAAGAGGGCCTTGCTGCCAACATCACAGGCTTCAACGATTCCTACGATGCCAAGACGGCCAAGGACAAGCTCGAGAACACGCCTAAGGTTACGGATGTGGCGGGCGGCGCATTCGCTTCTGTTCAGCTTCCTGGCAAGATGCCGGTGCTTATGTACCGCTCGCAGGTCGCCAACTACCTCACGCAGCAGAAGATTGCTGAGGGTGAGGCCAAGGGCAACGCGATTGTCCTCCAGGCTCGAGTCGGCCAGGCGGTCGCTGCTGGTAAGAAGGCTGACGAACTCGAAGCAACTCACGCAGGTGACGCAGGACAGGCAGCAAGCAACATCAAGGAACTCCGGGATATCGCGGGTGAGCTTCAGCAAACCGACTCGGCCACGGGTCCAATCGTTGGTTCACTGCCAAAGGGTGTCCGCGATGTGGTCACCCCTAGTGGCTCCGCCCTCCAAGACCGTGCTGAACGCGTTATCCAGGCGGGATTGCGGAACGTCCTTGGTGCTCAGTACACCGAGAATGAGGGCAAGTCCTTCATGGCCCGTGCGTACAACCCGCGACTTTCTGAAGCGGAGAACGCTCGGCGTGTGCTCGCTGCTGCTGACGAAATGGAACAACTAGCGAAGGACAAGCAGGGAGCTATTGACTACTTCCGAAGCAAGGGGACCCTCGATGGCTTCAGGCCCAGTGCTACCCCCGGTAGCGCCCCTCAAACCACCCAACGTCCCTCTGCCGCCCCTGCAGGTGGTGTTCGAAATGAAGACGCAACTGCCGCCGAAATGCGCCGTCGAGGATTCCTGAAATGAGCTTAGACCTCACGAGTATGTCCGATGATGACCTGAAGGCGCTGTATGCCAACACTCAGGCCATTCACAACAACGAGTCCAATGGTGCGCCGGATTCGTCAACCATCGTCAACCCGGCGAGTGGTGCGCAAGGCTCGATGCAAGTCATGCCTAACACTCAGAAGGACCCCGGATTCGGTGTGAAACCATCGGACGGTTCTCCTGAGGATACAGCGCGTGCTGGTCGTGATTACTACGCGGCCATGCACCTGAAGTACAAGGACCCCATGACTGCGGCTGTCGCGTACAACTGGGGACCGGGAAACGCCGATAAGTGGATTAAGAACGGTGCCAAGCTTGAGGACCTTCCCGATGAAACCCTGAAGTACGTCTACAAGATGCACGCGCAACAACCCGCTGCGGATACTCAGGACGCCCCCAAGGCTGCCACTGCAGTCCAAGCTTCGGCTCCCCAAGTTGCCACAGGCTCCGTCACGAAGCAAGGTGCCAAACCGGCCCCTCAGGCTCCCCAAGAGGCCCCGAAGGAACAGCCTAGTTTCCTCAAGACCGCCGATGATTTCGTACGCGGTGCGGCGGACACTATGACCTTCGGGATGGCGGATAAGTTTGCCGCCAAGATGGATGAGCTTACCGGACGGACCAAGGGCACCACGTACGACCAGAACCTTGCGGCTGAACGCCAGAAGGACAAGGACGGCGGTGTCGCCAATACCGTTGGTCAGGTCGCTGGTGCCTTCGTACCGGGCCTCGGCGTCCTGAAGGCTGCCCAGGCTCCTGCAACGGCCTCTAGGCTCGCTCGTGCGGGCTACGGGGCTGCTACGGGTGCTGCGATGGGTGCTGTAGGCGGTGTGGGACACAACGATGATGATAGTCTCGCAAGCAAAGGTGTAGATGCCCTCAAAGGTGGTGCCATCGGTGCCGCCCTCGGTGGTGTTATTCCTGCGGTACTCCCGGCAACTCTCGAGCAGAAGGTTGGTAGTTACATTGGCAAGCATGGTGGTGAAGAACAAGCCCGCCGTGCTGCTGAGGCAACCAAGGCCCTCAAGACCCTCTCGGAACGCGAGACACAGGGTGGTGTAGCACTGGGTGCCAAGGATGCCAATGCAGTCGGCAACAGGTACGTTCAGGAAGCTATGGACGCCACCACGGACAAGGGCCTTCGCACGGCTCTCCAGCGTGGGCGTGCACTCACTGATGAGGATCTCGCCAAGCTTCCCCCGGAGATCGCTGACCAGATCAAGATGCAACAGACGGTCCAGGCACTCACTGCTGCGAAACCTGCTAATAACAACATCCTGGCCCGTGCTGGTCGGATGGTTGCGGATAACGTAATCCCTATCAAGCCCGTGCGGGACTATGTGGTCAATCACGTCCTCGGGGGTCGTGCTACTCGTGAGCAAGTCATCCAGGACCTGATCAAGCAGTCCAAGGTGGCTAATGCCGTCTCGGAGAAGCTTGGGCCCTCGGGTGCCTCTAAGGGCCTAGAAGCCCTCAGGCAACAAGCGGCTGCTCAGGCTGCTGCACGGGGTACTACGGTAGGCCAGAACGCTACTGACGGTGCTGCTAGGGCAGCCCAACGTGCTGCTGACAAGGAAGCTGCTGATATTGCCAAGGGTGTTATGAAGAACGGTTTCGACCGTGCCTCTACCCAACGTGATACCGCTGCCTTCATTGCCAAGGGTCGCCAGAAGGAAGCACAGGCCCAAGCTGCCGCTGACCTTGCTCGGAAGGCTGACATTACCAAGCGTACCTCAGGGTACGTGAAGGAACGTCTTGCTGCTGCTGCGGATTCTAACGGTGCGCGTCTGGAGGCCACTGCTGCAGAACAACAACAGGCTGCACAAGCCCAAGCTGCCCGTGTTCAGGCATCTCAGGGAAACCTCGAGAACTCCCTTCAGGTCCGTCAGGCTAACTCAACGGCTGTCCGTGGTGAGCAACAGGCTGCACAGGCCCAGGCTGCTCAGGAACAGGCCCGTGCTCTTGCACAACAGGCTCAGGCTGCTCAGGCTGCCCGTGAGCGTCTTGCTGGTCGTGTTGATGCTAACGCTGCCAATCGTCCGGTACGTCCTGCGCCTGAGGTTGCCCCTGATCCGGCTATCGCTGATGCTGCCCGCAAGGCTGCCTCGAAGGCCCGCTTGGTTGCCAAAGAGAACGTAGCGATGAAAGACGCCCCTGCTCGTGCTTCCGCAAGGACCGCACAGGCTGAGGAGGCTGCTACGGCTGCTGCTCATGCTGAAGGTGCTGCCAAGGTTACCCGTGGTGAGTTCCCGGATGCTTGGGATCAGAAGGGTGCTG